TATCATCTAATATAACTAGAATACCGATGAGAGAATTGAAAGGAGCTGGTCAATCTTTATCAGCTCAAATAAAGAGTTATAATAATGGTAAACCTAATAGTAAGATTTTAATTAAAGAGTTTCCTCCTAGTACTGTTACGCCTCAGAATATACAAGGTTATATTACAGAATTAAAAAACAGAGGTATTAAAGTTGACGCGGTAGTACTTGATTACTTAAATTTGTTGAAGAGTCCTCTTGGTGATAATTCTTATGAAAGAGTTAAGCATGTTGCTGAAGGTATTCGTGCTTTAAGTTATGTTTTTGAATGCCCGTTTATTTCTGCTACTCAGTTAAATAGATCTGGTTATGACGAAGCGAACCCTGGTTTAGATACAATATCAGAATCTATTGGAATGGCCGCTACTGCTGACTGTATTTTTAGTATCTTTCAAGATGATGAAGATAAAGAATTAGGTATAGTTAAAATGGGTATGATGAAAAATAGATATGGTGCTAATTATGGGCAGACGGCATTACGGTTAGATTATGATACTTTGACTATTTCTGAAGATGAGACGTTAAACGTTGATAATGAAGGAAGCGAAATGTCTGATTTAACCAATACCCTTGACATGTTGAGTAATTAAAAAGAGGAACTAAATAAAATAAATGCCTAAGATCCATATAATTACAGATGCAGATCTCGATGGAGCTGGTTCGTATCTTTGTTTAAAGCAAGCATATAAAGATACCACATTAACATACTCCGTTACAACTGAAAAAAAGTTTATTAATGATATAGCCTATTTTAAATTTGAAGATTATGATTTAGTAATTATTAGTGATTTAAATCTAAAAGAAAGTGAAATTAGACTTTGTGATTTAAAAAACGTTATTGTAATTGATCATCACGCTGAGCATATAGAACTAATTGATAATTATAAAAATGCTAAACCAATAATAAAAGATTACCCTTCATGTACTAAGTTAATATATGATACTTTTAAGCTAGAAAATAAGCTTAATAAAAATCAAAAATTATTGGTTAAACTAATAGATGATTATGATAGCTATACATTAAAATTACCGTTTAGTAAACCATTAAATCAAGTATTTTGGGCTTATACGGGTGACAGAGTTAATAAATTTGAAAATGATTTTAAAGATGGTTTTTTTGGTTTTAATCAATTTCAAAAAAATGCTTTAAAAATTGTTGAAAATAAAATTAATAACTTTTTTAAAGATGAGACTATACACAGAGGAGATATAAAAATTGGTAATACTGTTTATGATGTTGCAGGGGTTATGGTATCATTTAGTCCTAATGAAATCGCCGAACGTATTATTGAACAATACAAAGTAGATTTCGTTTTAATGATAAATATGAAAGGTAAATGTGTTTATATGAGAAGGAGTAAAACTTGTGAGTTAAATATGGGTAAATTAGCTTCAAAAATTATTAACGGGGGTGGGCATGAAGATGCTGCTGGTGGAATTTTAAACGAATCTGTAATTAATATTACTAAATTACTAAAACCATTAAATGAAAAATAATAGTCCATATTCAAATATTCAAACGGCTGAGTTCGAAAAATCATTTTACTCTTTCTGCACGTTTGTTGCTTTAGTTCATGACAAAAAAATGAATTTTGCTACTGTTTTTTTAAAAATACTTGAAAATAGGGCTTTACGTGATATATTCATTAGTATTATAGAGGAAGAAAATGACTTTACCGCAATTAAAAAATATATTCAAACTGAACCTTCTGTAACCAAAAGTAAGTACGTAACAAAATTTTTGAATAAATTTGATGGATTTGATGACTGATATAGAAAAAGTAATTTATAATAATTTTTTAGAAGTTAGCAAAAAGGTTAATAATAAGCCAGTAAAGTATAGAAAGAATTTTGATAATTTTCCGGATGAAAATTATATCATCGTTAATAAATTAAGTAGTTTTTTCTACAAATTTAAACATTTAAAAATAAAAGATTTTTTCGAAGCTCCATATTTTGTATATGATGAAAATTATTTCGATTTAAAATTTTATCTTGGACCTAAAGCAATAAAAGCTTATACTTTATACAATGATAAGTTTCTTTTAAATAATCCTGATGATGATAAAACATTACTTAAAATGCAAGAATCAATAAAATTCATCTATAACTATAGTAAAGAAAAAGATATTAATATTAAGGATTACCTTTCATTTAGGGAAGGGGAATATAATGTTTTTCTTAAACATATTAAAAATAGAGATGTTATAATTTTTATATTATTTGCTTTTAGTAATTTTGAAAAGGTATTAGGTTCTATAGATACAGATATAAAAACTATGTATAGTTCTAATTTTTCTCGATTAAATTACATTAGAACGAAATACTATTCTAGCTCTAAAGCAAAGAAAATAATTAATAAGTTTAAGATTTTCGTTGAAAATCAAAAAGTATAGTCTATAATTAAACTATGAGTAATATAACGAGTTCAATGTTTGATAGTATTAAGTCTGCATTAGCAGCAGATAACGATAGTAATAAGAGTGCAATAGGTGATATCTTAAAGACGCCTCCTGGTAATACCTTTACTGTAAGGTTGTTGCCTTATGCTAAGGACCCTTCGAAGACGTTCTTTCATTATTATCAGCATGGTTGGAATAGTTTTGCTACTGGTCAATATACTAGTGCAATTTCTCTTCAAACCTTCGGTGAAAGAGATCCTATTGCTGAAGAGCGATATAAGATTCTTCGTACCGGTAATGAAGAAGAAAAAGAGAAGGCTAAGGCAATTATGCGTTCTGAGAAATGGTTAGTTAATGTATATGTTGTTAATGACCCTGTTAATCCTGAAAATAATGGTAAGGTTAAAATGCTTCGATATGGTAAGCAAATTCATAATATTATTACAGATGCAATTGAGGGTGAAGATGCAGCTGAATTAGGTCCTCGTATATTTGATCTAGGTCCAGATGGTGTTAACTTTAGAGTTAAGGTTGAGAAGCAAGGTGACTTTCCGACTTATGTATCGTCAAAGTTCGGTATGCCGAGTGCAATTGATAATTTAGATGAAGATAGTCATAATAAAATTTATGAAAATGTATATGAACTATCTAGTGTATTTAGCGTTAAGAGTGTAAATGAACTTAAGACGATGATGGATGAGCATTATTATGTTAGAGATACATCAGTTGATAACAATGTTGTAGAAAATGTAGTTGTTGATATTCCTATCGAAACTGCACATGTATCAGCTCCTGTTACAGAAACTAAAAAGGATGATAATGAAGATGAAGTTCTAAAAGAATTGCTTGAAGGTTTAGACGTTTAATAAAATGAGCGATCAAATGCCAGCAATGATTCCTATGCCTGAAAATCGACCTTCAGGGGAGTCTGCCCCTGAAATGACTAGGACGCTTTCACCTGATGAAGAAAGAGATACATTACTCAATTTTATGGGTAATATGTACGGCGAAGCTAAAAAAATGGATAGCAATATTGTCGGTGAAGCTACTACTTTGAAGAGGGGAGCGGGTGAAGAAATAAAAAGACAAATTGAACAAGTTTATGCTCAACCGCGTCAGTCTGCACCTCAACCGGTGCAGACTGCTCCTCATCAACCTTTACAATCTAACCCTGCAGAAGCTCAACCTAATAAGGTAACAATAAATCAGCCAGTTGATACACTTGTAGAAATACCTGTCGATAATAATCAACTTACTTTAAATTTTAATACAAATGAAAAAGATGAGTTATTTCTAATGGTAGAAAAAATGTTATCTCGGTTAGATAAATTACATATAAAAGTTAATGATATAAGTGAAAGTATTAAAAATAATAATATAACATCATTACCAATTAAAAAGCTTGCAAAAAAAAAATCAGTTGAACCGAAAGAGGAAATATAATATAATAGACTTTGTATATGGGTTATATAAAAATAAAAAATAAAAAAGATTTCGTCTCTAACTTTCTTGTACCAGTATCAAATTTAAATGATGCTTGTATTCTATCGATAGAAGGAGATAATATTTGTTGTACGTTAGCATCAGCAGATGCAACGATTGTATGTAAGACTATTATTGCAATAGATACAGATTTAAAAGATAGTACGACTTTAAACTTACCAGATATTAAAAAACTTATTAGAGTTTTAGATATTATACCTTCTATTGATATAGAATTACAAATTAACGAAAATAATATTTCATTTAATAAGGATGGTTATAAATTTAAGTATCATTTATTAGATGATGGTATTATTAAACAACCTTCGTTAAATGTTGAAAAAGTTAAAAAATTAGAATTTAATACTAAGTTTGTAGTAAAGGAGAAAGAATTAAATACATTATTTAAAGGTAGTAGTTTTGCTACTGAGACGTCTAAGGTTTACCTCTTTGAAGAGGATAATAAAATTTATAGCGAGTTGGGTGATAGGTCTAGACATAATTCAGATAACTTTGTATGCCTATTGAGTGATGATTTTCAAGGTAATATTGTTAAACCTTTACCGGTAAACTTCGACTCTTTTCGGTTAGTAAGTTTTAGTGGTAGTCGAAAAGTTAACTTCAGTATTAATACAGATATGGGTGTTATAACTTGTAACTTTGAAAAGGGTGAAACCCAATTGATTTATATTATTTCTGCATTAATTAATTGATATGAAAGATTGGTCAGAACATAAAGTAAAAAATAAAATTAAGACACCTGGTTATTTTATAAAAAGGTTAAAAGATAGTGGTTTTGTAGTTTTAAAAATGTTTAATGCTTATAATCAAGCTGATCCAAGAAGGTGGTCATGCTTAATTGACCCCGGCGTATCAAGTGTTTATGTAACATGTTTTACTAATAAAGATGCAAAAGGTGAAGTTTTATTTGAATTTGATGACGGTGGTAATAATTTCAAAAAAGGGTTTTACTTAAAAACTGATAGCATTGAAGTAGTAATTAATCAATTACTAGAAAAAGGTGTAAGTAACGACCCTAAAGAAAACCCATTCGGTAGACTTAAATAATATTATGGATAATGATAGTAAAGACGATGAAGAGGAAGAAGATATCGTCAATAAATCTATTGATCTTCAAACTGAAAAGGTGATAAGAGAAGCACTTAAAGCATTTGTAGGTGAAAAAATAAAAGATCGAAAAACAGATGATGAAATAGAAGCTATGGTAGCGACGTGTTCAGAATTTATGAAATGTTTCCTTATTATTGGTTATGATTTTGAAGGGAATGCTATTAAACCTGTTTTTTATGCTAAAAATGATTTAGATGGTGATGCTTTAGGACAATATATACAAAAGTTTATAGTTTCCAGTTTACAGCTTTGATTTACAGTATTTATATATTATAATATAGTGGTATATGAACGTTTTAATTCTCGGAAAGGGTTATGTAGGTAACCATCTAGAAAAATATATATCTGAGCATTGGTTATCAGATAATAACATATTTTTTAAATCTAAAAAAGATTTAGATTACACAAAATCGGAAGTATTATATAACTTTTGTCTATCTGAAGATATTGATACGGTTGTTAATACATCTGGTTATACAGGTGCTCCCAATGTAGATGGTTGTGAAGATAATAAAGAAGATTGTTTTTATTATAATGTTAACGTCCCGGTAACTATTGAAAGTATTTGTAAATCTTTAGACATAAATTTTATACATATAGGTTCAGGTTGTATATATGGTGGTTATGATAAAGAGTATACGGAAGATGATACACCAAACTTTGGTATATTTGAAAAACAATCGAGTTTTTATAGTAAAACAAAACATATATCTGAACTAATGCTTGATACTAATTTTACTAATATTATTAGAATTAGGATGCCTATCGAAAGTAAATTGACTAACAAAAATCTATTAACTAAACTTATCAATTATCCTAATTTAATTGATTTTGTTAATAGTAAAACTGATATGGAAGTTCTATGTGAATTTATAGAAACAGTAATGATAAATTTTAAAGCTGGTATATACAATGCAGTTCACCATAGTTCATTAGGCACTAAAGAAGTTACTGATATTTTAAAAGAATATGGTATTAAAAATGATGATTGGAAGTTTATACCGTATGATGAATTAGAAATAAAATGTAATAGAAGTAATTGTGTATTATCTAACCAAAAAGCTAAAGATGACTTTGATTTCGACTTTGGGGATGAAGAACATTACTTAAGATTAAATGCCTCTTTAATTGGAAAGGAATTAAAATGGAAAAAGAATTAGTAGGTTTTACTGCTGGTAACTTT